TAAGCTTCTTTAAATTATCCCACCTTTCAGATAAAGATAATCTATGGCATAGTCCATCAAGTAAAAACTTATTATAGTTAGCATCTACCCCAACTACAGCCATAGCCGTCCTATTAGAGGTCTTCTTCTTAGAATGGGCTGGATCACACATAAGATATACATTCATAGTATACGGCCTGACTTCCCATTCTTGCCACCATTCTTCTTTAAATGCTATATCAGAACCAGCTATAGGATTCAACAATTGCTGACATGCAACTGTAAATGAAGAGGTTGTTTTTTTTATTTCTTCCCATCTTTCACTAGTAAGAAAAACAGGCTCTCCATCCATTGTACCGCTATAGGTAGCTGCGTGTATTCTTGGTTTTACCGCAGCCCTTTGAAGAATAGTACCATACGTATCACCGTAAGAATATCTAGTCCCGGCATATTGATATCTTGGAGAATGCGTAGATCCCAGATTTAATGACAACTCCCACTGAGTTGTGGTCTTGCTGATCTGTTCTGGCGTAGACACAGACTCCTGAACTACAACATCATCGTAAATAATTAAATCAAAGTGGCGTCCAGTAGGTTGTCCATCAACAAGCCCATGAGCTTCTATAGTCTGCTCCTTTGGATTAGCAGATCTCCTAACACAAATTCCTTCATTCTCTGCCCACTTAGGTGCTTGAAGTCTAGGCTTTTCCCACAGTATATCTTTATAAAGATTCTTAAGTTTTTCATTAGCATCAAACTCCTGCATTATCTGACGAAGAAACGGTTTCGCCTGCCTTGCGGAGAATGATAGGATACCTATAGTAATATTAGGATTGCATAAAACTTCTTGTACAGTTCCAAGAAATGTTATTATGGAACTTTTATAATGGAACCTAGCCCAAAGATCTAACCTACTATCTCTTTGTTCCTCTACTTCTCTGCATCTTTCGTAGATCCACGGATGTAACATATCGTGCCTATTGCAAAGAAAAACACCAAGATAGTACCTATCCAACTGGCCAAGAGTCCTAATGAAAGAGTCATCAATATTAGGATCCCTATGACAGTCAGCGTATGCCTTAACAACAGCATCAAATTCTGCAGACTGCGACCAATCAGCGAATTGTTTAGCCGCATCTGCATTTTTTGTTTCTGCATAAACTTCCT